CAGTGGCGCGGCATCGGCGACCGGCGTCAGTGGCGCGGCATCGGCGACCGGCGTCAGTGGCGCGGCATCGGCGACCGGCGACAGGGGCGCGGCATCGGCGACCGGCTACAGTGGCGCGGCATCGGCGACCGGCGTCAGTGGCGCGGCATCGGCGACCGGCGTCAGTGGCGCGGCATCGGCGACCGGCTACAGTGGCGCGGCATCGGCGACCGGCGTCAGTGGCGCGGCAATGGCCAGCGGTCATAAGGGTCGCGCGCAAGGCGCTGATGGCTGCGCGCTCTTTCTCGTTCATCGCGACGACAACTACAAAATCACGCGCGCCTGGGCCGGAATTGTCGGACAGAACGGTATCAAGCCGCTTGTTTGGTACACGCTCAATGCGGACGGCCAGCCAATCGAATGTTGATGACAGATAAGCCGTGACCATGAGAAAAATCTGGCAAGGATCGGGGATGCCGCCGACACGATATCGGCCGTGGCCGCAAAATAGGCGAGCCAAGATGAGACGCACAATCGCCAGGCAACGAGCAGGCGGAGAATCTCTTGAGTTTGTCACCAAGCTATTTGCTGCAAAATACTTCCCAGATGATCCGCACGCATGGGAAATGGTTTTTGATGCCGTTATGGTGAAACGTAGCGACTGACTTCTGCAATGTCGGGAAAATGAAAATGGCACTTTGGGCTACGATGGATCAGAAAGCGGCTCTCAAAGTGCCGTGTCCATGGTGCGGTGCCACTCCGGGGGAGCGGTGCCACTCAATTTACCCGCCATCATCCATGCGCAAATGCAGCGCACATAGAGAGCGGCTGCAAGATGGTCGCAGAGCCGCCGCCGAGATTTTTTGGCTGGGGCGCCCGCCAATAGAGGAAGCCAATGCCTGACAATTCAATCCATTGTCTTTTACTAATAGCCGCCGTCTCATCGGTCACAATGTTGGCTTGGCATGGCGTGGGGCTGATGATTGCGGATTTTCTACAATGGGCGGCTAACTGAGGTTATGTGCCCAAAATAAGTGCCCTAGGGCACTTGACAAGGCCCTAGGGCCGTGTATCTTAGGGTGGTCAAGGGCAATCAGGCCCGGATGGAGAGACCCAATGTCCACAAAACGCACCGCTTATTGGCTGACGCGAGACCAAGTTCTGGCCGTCTGTGACGCCATGAACACTCAAACAGCAGCGCGAATGAAACTTGCGGAAACGATGAAGGGTGATTGTAAGCTGCTTCTCGATAATCGCTCCAAAGCAGACGCCGCGCTGGTTCGGGCTTTCATCGATGGATTGAAGCGTGAAGATTACTGGCCGTTTGACCGGCACCACGCTTTCGCTTCCCAAGCTGAGATTGACGCCGAATGACCGCCACCAAATTCCGCGCCACGATAAGCCGCCTCAAGCTCTCGCAGCGAGGCGTGGCGCGACTTTTCAAGGTGAACGAGCGCACGTCCCGGCGCTGGGCGCTTGGCGAGCGGCCGGTGCCGCAGGATGTAGCCGATCAACTTGCCCAGCTTGTCGCCGGCAAGATCACATTCGACCAAATCAAGGTGCTGTAATGCGTTTGAACGAACTCATGTCCACCTACCGCACCGACTCGGTGTCGAACTTCGCCAAGCTCGAATACTGCACGCGGCGATACTACGTCCGGCTTATGGCGCAGATCGAACGCGACCACGGCGAGCAACATTACATTGAAGCGCGGCCTGACGGGTGCAAAACCACGCGAGTTTTGCCGGTGGCTATTCAGGCTCCTAAATATCGGCCGCGGCGACGTTTTTGTGGACATCTATCCAGGTACGGGAGCCGTCCGCCAAGCGTGGCTTGAGTGGATCGGGGAAGTTCCTGAGCAACTAACACTGACAGAAACCAGTTAACCGTCGAAACAAACGGAGAAATCAGATGGGACTTCGCACCAAGTACGAAAACGATCCGCAGGATGCCACAACGCTGGTTGACGGCATGGACATAACTGAAATGCTCCGAAATCCCAACTACACGACCTTCGACTTGTGTAAGGAAGCGGCAGACGAAATCGACTTTCTGAGGTCGCAGCTTGCGGATCAAAAAGATGCCGATGACACGGCAATGGACCTTCATCGCTCAGCGCGTCGAAGCGCCGATTAACACGGGGTTAACATGGAGAATTTTATGAAGCCACTTTGCATCTATCACGGCGGTTGTGATGACGGCTTTGCTGCCGCTTGGTGCGTCCGCGCCGGCATTGGCGAGGAAGTCGAGTTTTACCCCGGCGTCTATCAGAAGGAACCGCCGCCGCACGAAGGCCGCGACGTTTTGTTCGTTGATTTTAGCTACAAGCGCCCGGTGCTTGACGCCATGGCACAACGGGCTAAGTCAATCTTGATCCTCGATCACCACAAAACCGCGCAGGAGGATTTGGCGGACGTGGCTAAGGTCCCGCGTCGAATTGACTGGCGCAGCGCGGCAGAGATCGACGGCAGCGGCAATCGCATGTTCGCGCTATTCGATATGGAGCGCAGTGGTGCCGCCTTGGCGTGGGATTACTTCATCGGCGATGGCAGCTCGGCAGGCTGGTCGCCAGCCACGGCGCGACATCACCGTGAGTTCATCGATTACATTCAAGACAGAGACCTGTGGCGCAAACAGCTTCCGTGCGGTGACGAGTTTACGATTGCGCTGCGTTCCTATCCGCAGGACTTTTCCACATGGGATGAGCTTGTTCGACGCGGACCTAAATACCTGATCGTTGAAGGCCGCTCGCTGCAGCGCTATTACCGCCTCCGCGTTGAGGAATTGAAGCGCACAGCTTACCCGTGCCAGATCGGCGGCGCCGACTGCTGGCTCAGCAATGCTCCCTACTTCGCGGCAAGCGAGGTCGCGGGCGAGCTATCAGAACACACCGGATTCGGCGCCTGCTATTTCGAGGTTGAAGCCGGCCGCTTCCAATACTCACTGCGGTCGCGTGGCGATTTCGACGTGAGCGCCATTGCCCGGCAGTTCGGCGGCGGCGGCCACAAGGCCGCAGCGGGCTTCACAAGCAACGGCACCGTTCATTCTTTCGGTTAACAGGACGTATGTCGGGAGGATTACGATGAGCCGAATTGGACAGCCTAGAAAGGGCTTTAACGTCATCGCCTATAACGACCAAAAAAGAAAACGTGAACAAAAGAAGGTCGACAAACCGAGGGGAAATTTCTGTGCAGACTCGCCGATGGTCGCACGTCGCGGCGCTGGGCATCGGGTGAGCGGTCAGTGCCAGAGACGGTCGCGATCTTGTTGCGGCTCATGCTCGCCGGGAAGATCACGACCGCCGACATCGAAGCAAACAGGCGATAACAGGACGTATGTCGGGAGAGGATGATGGCGAACGATAAGGCTTTTGATTTAAGCGCCGACATTGAAGAAACGCACGCTTTCATTCAATGGAAAGGCACCAATGTCTGCATGGATTTTTGGTGCGACTGCGGCGCGCAATGCCATTTCGATGGCTACTTTGCCTACGCGGCGGCGTGTCCACACTGCAAAACGATTTGGCAAATGCCGAGCCGCCTGTTCCCGCGTAAGGCTGATGAGCGGACCTACCATCGTGATATGGCGAAAGAATTGGAACCCGACGAAGATCACTCTGACGAAGTAACCGGGTCGGACGGTATTACGCGCTTGGTTCCACATCACTTACCGGCCGCCGATTAACCGCCGACAAGCATGAAGTTGCCGGTCAACCCGTCCAATGCAGGGATGTTGAAATGCAACTCTCCGAGGAAATTGCCCGCGATCTTCGATCTGGCGCTATCTTCGATGTGTCGGGCGAGCGCATCGGCATCTTGAAGGTGCGCCGCTTATGGTTCAACCCGGCGTCTGGTCACTATGTTGCCGACTGCGGATGCCGCAAGATGTGGACCGACGAGCCGGGCAATCCGTGGCGATGCGTACCGTCGCCGACATATCAGTAGCTAATAAGAGATTCCATGAGCTATCGCCGACCAGAGGGTTACAAAAAACTACCACCCGATCTTACTTGCCGGGGATGCTTTAACGTATGGCAGGAGGACGACGGCTCTTATTGGTGCTGCGGCAAATCGAGGTCCTTGGCAGGAATCGAAGAAATTGCGACCGACCCGACGGGCATCAGTTCCTATCAGGCCGACCTTGCTAAGCAAATTCTCGACGGCACGTATAAGCCATGGGTTTCCGAAACGGAAGCTTGAACGACAAACATCACAATAACCGGAGACTGAAATGGCAACGGTATCTTATGACGGACGGCCAGCCAAAACTTTGCGGGCTTGGGCGAAGGCTTATCAAGAAGCACCGATTCGCTATCGGTTTCCATCCGATCCCAACGCCGAGTTTTTCCCGCGCGATATGGAGGATGCCGCCGGCCGAATTGATCGGCTAGAAAATGCTATTAAACAATATCTCTCACACCAGCTTAGTCGCCAGGAAAGTTTTGCTGTACTCCGCGCTGCGCTTTCCGACTGAACCCCCATGAGCGCGTGACTGACATGGCTGAGGATTACTTTTTGGGCTTTTGGGCGCAAGAGACCGATGGCGATGAGTGGCACCACTATCATGTGTGCGGCAAGCTATACTTTATTGACGGCATGAGACGTCAAAAATTTGACGTCAAGGCAATTTACGAGGAATCGTTTGCTATCTCGACTGTCACTATGGATGCTCAGATTATAACCAGCTACAAACCGCGCGCACCATTGTCAGAGATCACAAACGGATGTTGACGATGACAAAGCCGGCGCTATGGATGTGGGAGGAAACCGTGCAGCCGATCGTACTGTTCTTCCGCGAACTGCAATGCGGCCTAAATGTAGCGTTCTATCGGGATGGCGGATGGAGCCGGCTGTAGCCGAGACAGCAGGGAGCAGCAAATGAAAAAAAGTAAACCGTGGGAGCCGTTGACCGATGAGGAAATTACGGAGCTTCCTACCGAGTTGCAGGAGGCGTTGCGCCCGCGACAACGCGCGAATGCCGATCCGATCTATTTTGAAACGCCCATTCAATCGCTCACTATGACGCCCTCGAAATTTCGCAAACTTTGGCCAGTTAATCCCTGAGCAATATTGGACTAGGCGCACGGCTCACCTGATGAGTAATGGCCAAACTATCGGAACAACCAAAGGAGCTGGGAATGAGCGTTGAAGAAATCACTTCCGAAGAAACCGCCAAGATTGCCGGTATCCTGGAAGCCAAATGGACGCAAACCGATGCCGACAAAACCCGGTTCAAGGCCGAAGCCGAATCGTTGCGGACAGCGTTGGACATCATGACCGGCGACCGTGATTACTGGCGGGCGCGAGCCGAGGCTGGTGAGCGTGGACGCGACGAAGCGCGGGCGTCCGAGGAATACATGTTGCAGCAATGGCTGAAAGTAAACGCCATCGCGGCAGAGACTAAGATTCATGTCCTGGGTGGGCGCAATCAGCCTATCATAGCCGACGAAGAAACCAGACTGATTGGCGCAAAGTTTGGGGCTGATAGTCGGCAGAACTAATCAACGCGCTCGTGGCGTTGATATATCGGGCTATCGGCGTATAGATTTAGACGCTTTTCAGCTTCATCCAGACGCTTGCCCTGCGACATCTGGCGTTCCTCGATGTAATCCATTCTCTTGGATTGCAGCGCCTGTTGCGTAACAACCTCAGCCAGCTTTTTTATTTCTAGTTTGAAATCGTCGATGCTGGCAACAATCATGGTATATTTCATATCGGTGATTTTGGTGTCGCTTTTTATGGAATACGCGAAGCCAATAGTTCCGCCGAGAAAAGCGACGATGGTTAAGAGATTGCCAAGGCTGATCGTAAGATCAAACATTGCATTCCTTTAAGTCAAAAGTACCGCCGTGAGAATGATACACCACAGCGGTACTTCTTATTCCAAGACTAAAGTGCCGGTACTTTAGTACTTGAACGACGTGCCAACTTTGAACCGGCCACCGAGCTTCGGACACATCCCCGAAGCTCCACCAAGGCACATCGAATTGCTTTGCATCTCGTAGCCGGCATAGGCGTCTGCGACGATGTGGGTGCCGCTCGACAGCGTGATCGGCACGAGCATCCCGGTTCCGATCTCAGGTGAGATCAGCCAATCATGCGCGGACGCGAGGCCGAACTGGCTGGAAATGTCGTCCTCGTTGACAGCACCATAGACGTAGTTTTGCGCTTGGCCGACAGTCGCGCCAGGTGGCAGGACCGGCAGACTAGGTGAAGGACCGGCAAACGAGAAGCCTAGACTCGGCAGGAGCTGCAAAAGCGGCGTCTGCATTCCTACCCGTTGTTCCAGATGAGCGGGGCCAGACAGTGAGAAACCCGAGTTGCCGGCATTGAGGTTTTGGAAGTCGAAGATCGCTTCCGCGAAGAACGGGATGGTGCCGACTGGGCAGGCGTAACCGATCAGCCCGCCGATGTCGCCGCCAATGACCGTGGTGCCTGGTGCGGTGCCGGGAACAGTACCCGCACCACCTTCGGCATTGATGCCGTAGTACAAGCCGCATTTGGTCGTCGGATAAGGGCCGCCGAGCGGTGGCGCTTTGACCGGCACGTCCGCCGCATACGCGCCAGTGGTCGCCAGAAGGGCAAGGAAGGGAAGAAATCTGCGCATGGTGTTCTCCTATGATTTTGACGCCAACACCATACGCTTTCAGTTGTGTCTTTGGCGCAACACGGCCGAAAAATCAGCCGTGCTGAGCCGGTGCCTGAGACTTGGCCAGCAGCGGGCCAAGTTCCTCCACGAGTTTTAGAATGTCCTGCACTCCTGGGTCTTTTTCCAGACGCGCAATGGTTGGTCCGACTTGCATTGCCGCTTGAACCTCTGGGTCTTTTTCCAGGCGTTCGATTGTTTGGGCTGCCGCCGCCAGCCGCGAGGCATAAGGCAGGAATTGGAAGATGGTTGAGAGGTCCATTAGGGTTTGCTCGGTGTGTCCGTCTTGGGGCCAAGGTAGAAGCCGGGTGCGTTTGGTTTGCTCGGAATTGCAGCAAGCACCGCATTGATCGCGTTGCCAACCCCCATAAGCAAAGTGATGCCGGCCAATACTGCGCTCACTGTTTTTGTGTCAAGGCCAAGGGCTGCGAACTGCGCCGATGCCCCGCTAAGGAAGCCGCAAATTGCCAAAGACAGGCTCAAATAAAAACTCCATCGCGGGTCTATGGTCACGACGTTGCTCCCTCAGTGACTGGCGTTAAATAAACCTTGGCTTCATCCTGGCGTCGCCCGAGCAGAATTGGCACCTCAATGCCGCGGACCTTGGCATAGCGCCACGCCTCAAACGCATTGGTAATGAGCTGAGGATTGGTCACGCCGCCATTGATCAGCTGCAACAAGCCCGATCGGTCAAGCGCGCCCGTGTTGAAATCGAAGCTGACCAGCGCGTCGAACTGATTTTGGGTGAGTTGCACATTGACGTGATGGTTGACATCGTTCTCCACTGCCGACAGATCAGTGCCAAGGATCGCGTCGGCTTGCTCCAGTGTAATGGTCATGCCGGGATAGACGCGAGGCAACCCGGCCGATGACGTATGACCAAAACCGATTGTCCAGGTGCCAGTCCCATCGTTGTAAGCGACCAATTTGGCCACACCGCCTTCTTCCTTCATTTCGATAAACTTGCGGCCAGCGGGCGAGGTTTTCATTGGCGTCGGGATCATGTGCTTTCCCACAAATCAGGATTTGCAGCCGATTGCATCCGCACCAAACTATAACCGGGCGGCGGCCAAGTCAAAAGTGCCGGCGTCAGATTGTCGAGCGTGATTGAGCCATTCGTGGTGCGGACAACGAGCACAAGATGGTATTCCTTGTCAGGTATTTGGACTTCCGCAAGCAGGAGACAAGACGATGGAATCCCTGTGTGCATGAGCACGCTGCGCTTTGTGCAGGCAAAGTCATGGCAACACCCTTCCGGTGGCCATATGCGCCACGGTTTATCGGCATCGGCCTCGTTGGGTGCAATGCCGTCGTTGACGTTATCGTTTGTTACGCCAAGTTGTCGCGCAAAGTCAGGCGTCCACGTTATCGGCGGCGTCTCGCTGTTCGTGCCGCGCTCAGCAGGATTGTCGCGTACAAAGTTCGTCCAGCCCATCGGAGCGAGTGCGCCGATCATGACGGCGTAACGCGGACCTCACCCGACAGTGTGGCCCCAACCCCCTTGTTGGCACCCTCGGGGAATACAAAATCACCCTCGGTCGATGGATTGATCGCGGCCCATCGCATCGGGCAATCGGCACAGAAGATGTAATAATCCCCGGAGCCGAACCGCACTGTCGCATGTCTGCAATCTTCTTGTTTCATTCTAGTCACTCGGGCTTGTGCTGGCGTTGGTGAGGGTCATGGTGAGCCAGCAGTAACAGGACCGGCAATGGTCGTTAGCGTCCCGGTCGTTGTGGTGGTAGGCCCGCCAGTCCCTTGATTGTCGGCGAATGATGAGGCATCACCGCTGAACAAAACGGCTGCGGGCGGAAAACCGCTCGGATTAACCGGCTTGCCTGCCGCGCTTATGAACATGCGGCGATTAGCCGTTACCGACCAGTCCATGAATACGCCGGGAGCGAGCCACCAATCTGCTGCGCCACCGACATAGGCACCTCCCGGCAATTGATTGCCATCATTAAAAAACCAAAGTGGAAGCCCGTTCCACTGCATTATAAAAGCGGGGTCGGAGACATAAAACCCGGTCGGACCGACCGTAGGATTGAAAGCATCCACATCATCAATATAAATCTGCATGATCTTGGAAGTGGATGCAAAATCGGTCTGCACTGATGTGAGAATATGATGCCAGTTACCGTCATCTGTTGTAGTGAGCGACGTATCCTGGCAAAATAAAACTGAGGGCGCGTCCCAAAACTGCGGCTGGGGCGTGGAACCCCCATCGGATCGCTGATCCCCATCCATCTGGGAGGTATAAGTGGCTTGCGGATCAACAGCAAAGAATTGTCCGCTGCCATATTGCTGAACGCCACCAATCGGGGGTGCCCATTTGTACCAGAAGGAATGAGACGCATAGCCTGTATTGTCGCCCGTCGCCACCAAGTTGCCGACAGTGGCGACCGTTACATTTCCGTCAGCCTGCACTGCCTTGGCGACATAGGGTGGCGGGCCGCTGCCGCCTCCCGCGGTATCCCCAATGAACGAGCCAGTTGCAACGAAATTGCCACCGGCTTGGATGTAGCTCATGAGACACCCTCAATTTGCACCGGCCGTATAATAGACAGTGCCGCTCACTTGAACGCTCCCTGAATTGAGAATGTTGAAAGCACTCCCGGCAGAGGTCTCCGCCCAAGCGTTACCGTTGTTGTCGAGTGTCAGCGAGCCATTGGCCACGAACGGCATCGCGCCAGTCAATTCGGTGGAACCGTTCTGAAATGTCAAATTCGTTGTGCCGCCGACCACAAAGAATATCGCATACACCCTGATAATTTGACCGCTGATTGCCGGCACGGCGGCGATAGTGGACGAGCTACTGTCAATTGGCAGATGTAAAAGCGGGTAGCCGTTCTGCGGACGAATCCACATCGATGACATGACATCAACCTCTCGTCCATGACAGCCAAACGCTAGGCACGAATACGCAGACGGCAAACCCTACCGCGAGCGCCAGTTTGGCATTGCCCGGATCAGTCATCGCCATCATCGTCAATATGAAGGTTCCTAAGAGGGCCGCCATTGCCAGCGCCCGCGCCGATAGCAGCATGGCCAGCGCCTGCATCGTCGCCAATATCTGGTCTTGGTACTTTGGCGCGGATGGCGTCGAGGGCGCTGCCGCCGTCGCCGTCGGGGCGGTGGGCGAATCGGGCGTGCGAGGCTGCGAACTGGTTGCCCCCGGAGAGGGGCTTTCCGCGGGCCGTTCGGCCACCAGTCGTACCGTTGGCTTGGCCGAGCTTGCGTTTGAGCTCATCTAGCGATTCTCCCCCGTCGGGCGGCGTCAACCCCTTCTTGATGGCCACCCAGCGGGCAACCTCCTTGAAGCAGTCGAGCCCCTCTTGCAATCCTACACCCTCGGCCGTCGCTTTGTCCAAAAGGCTGCTGGCAACGCTGTCAAGGCGTACCACGAGATCGTCGGGCTTTTTCTTGGGGGGTGCCATTACGGGTGCGTCCCCGCGCCCGCGCCCCACGAGCGCCGCCTGTACGGCTTGCGCGGCGGCCGGTGGAATATGCGCCACAGCCACGAAAGGTTGATTTGGGACCACTTGGCGGTCATTGGCGAGTGTCCAGAATGGATTGGGCGTCCTGGTCGGTCATCGCCCCAACTGCGCCGCCGCGGAGGATGGCCGCCGGGATAACGCCCCGTTGCGGTCGAACCCCCGCCAACGCTGCGGGCAGCTTTTGCGCCCCGCCAGGCGTTACCAGAATATCGGCCAGCAAGGCATCCGATCGCGACCGCAGCGTGTCGCGTACCCGATTCGGCAGGCTCATCAGCACGTTTTTGAGCAGTCCGAGGGTCGAACCGTGGACAAGTGCACCCATGACCAGATCGCCCGCGATGCCGTCGGCGGCGTCCCGCTCGGCCAAGCGGCGGGCCGTCGCACTGTTGCCGAGCGATCGGCCGGTCAATTCGGACTTGCTGATCTCATAATCGAGCCGCTGGGCGAAACTCTCGGCCGCTTCCGGCGTCGGCATGATGGCTGCAATCTTGTCGCGCGTTTCCGGCGAGCGCAGGTACTTGGTCAGGTCCGGCATTTTCCCGGTATCGCTGCGCAGTTTGCTGAGAACAGCCGAGACGGCTCCAATGCGATAGCCTTCCTGCTGCGCCTCGGTCATTTGCGAAAGGGTGGCCCGCAATTCCTCGGCACCCATTTTATTCGACAGGATATTGCGGCCTTCCTCGATTGCGTCGAGGTATTGGCTTGGCCCGCCCCATGCATTGCGCGCCTCGCGGAACGAAGGAACATGCTGGTCTAGCTCGTTGCGCAGCGATTGTGCCAGCACAGTGAGCGTGCGGACTTTCTGATTTTGGCCCGCGCGGATAGCGGCGCTGATCTTATCGTCCAATAGACGTTTGGTATAATCCCAGAACTGCAGATTTGGGAACACGGGCACCTTGCCGGACAGAAACGACAGTTGCCCGCCACCCTCGACCAGCGCGCCGGGATTCATCGCGCCGTAGCCGTCGGCAATCGCGTTGTCTCTCCAGATTCGGACGGCCCCTTGCATCGCCGATTTGACTGTCGGGCTTGATGACAGCCGCTCTAATTCCGGGGACCAAATGGCAAAATCACCGTCGCTGTAAGCCTGATTGTATAGTGGCGACGCACCGTGAGCGCGCGACGCCATGACGCTTTGCGTGGCATCAAATGCCGTGCGCCGCGTTCCGGTAAGTGCCGAGAGATCGCCAGCCAGCCGATCCATCTGGCCCTTTTGCTGCGCCGTCAGTTCCGGCACGACAATCGATCGGCCAACGCCGGGACTTTGCGCGATACGCTCGACAAGCCCGCGCACGTTTTCTTTTGCAACATCGGCTAGTGTCGCGTTTGGACGCTCTGACCGTGTTTGCATAAGGCGCGCGGAAATATCGTCGGCCGTTTCTTGATCGCGCTCCAACGCTCGCGACAAATCAGCGGCAACATTGCTGCGGGGCGAAGCTGCGGCGCGGACTGCCGCCGTGGTGCCGGCCACCGCGCCACCTCCTAGGGCACCGCCAATTATCCGACCAGGGAGTCCTAGACCCAACTCCCCTGCCGTTTCGGAGCCGACGGCCGACGCAATCGCACCGCCGACTTTAACGGCGGCGCCGCCCGGACCCATGTAGCTTGCCGGATTGGCAACTGCGCTGCCTATTGCCTCGCCGAATCGGCCCGCGGTCCCTTCCGGCCTATGCAATCCAAATGTCGCTGCGGCCTTATCCCCCGTCGGCACTTCCGGCCCAGCGTTCGGCTTGTCCGTAAACGCCATGGCCCGTTGTTCGGACTCGATCTGCTCGCCTCGGGCGATGCCGAGCGGCACTTGCGCCATGCCTGTGGGGATGGATTTGATAAAATCGCCGATGCCGGACGACGGTTGTTGCTGCGGTTGCGGTGACGCCGAGCCGACAATGCCGCGCTTCTTGGCTTCCTCAAACGCAGCTTTCATGTCGGGCGGCAGCAAACCGCGCTCGTCGGCCTCCTGCAGCAATTGCATCCGATCTTCGGCCATTACGGGATGCCCAACTTTTTCTTGAGATCGTCGTCCGACAGATTTGCGGTATGGTTCTCATCGAAGAACGCCCGCGTTTGAGGTTCCAGCATGTCGTCGAACGCACTCTCCGGCAATCCAGTGGATGCAACAAACTGCCGTCGCAACCCGCCTAGTTGCCCGATGAGCAACTTGCGCGCCACTTCGATCGCCTGATTGAGCTGCTCGGGGCTGCGGGCGCGGTTAAAGGCGTCTGCTGCCTCTTGCCGTTCCGACTGCGTGCCAGCGCCGGCAACGCCAAGGGCCTTGATAACTTCGGCACCGACGATCTGTTTTGCCGTGTCGAAATTTGTGGGCGCCGCTTTACCTGTTTGTTCGGCCACGGTCTGCGCCACGCGGTTGAACGCAACAAAATCGCCGTTCTTGAGCGCTTGCCCCAAGTCCTGCATCGTCTGCAGATGCGACACCACGACGTTGAGCGACCGAACGGTGTTGCCCTGCGGGCCGGACAGAAAGCGGTTTTGCGCCGTGGTTTGCGTCGTGAACTTCTGCACGGCAGTTTTTACTTCGTCCGATGTGGCCTCGGGATGCTCCTGCAGGTACTTGTTCATATACATCGTTATTGCCGACCGGCCAGCGCGTCCACTCTGGATAAATGCTTGCAATTGTTCCGGCGTTGCATTTGGATTTGCGGCGATAAACTGCTGTAGTGCGTAGGCTTGCGGATTCATCGCCTTGTGCTGCGCCTCGTACAACTTTAGGCCAGCGTTATAGCGGTCATTATGCAACTTATAGGCAAAATCCAGATTGCCCTCGCGTAGCGCATTGATAGTCTGCTCGTCGCCGATTGACGACGCGATGGCATTGATCTGCGCCATGCGATCGGTCTGCGTGAGCTTGGCGTTGTTCCAGGCCACGTCGTAACGAGATTTTTGGACATCGTTCTCCTTGATGACCGCGTTTACGTTGTCGTCCCATTTCTGTCGCTCACGGTCCATCCGCTCCTGGTCGCCCTTTTGCCAGCCTTCGAGGAATCCGGTCGCCGCCGCCATCGCGCCCATGCCGGACTTTCTCGCCATAACCGCGCCCATGACGGTCGAGAAAATCAGCGCCGGCTGTGCGTCCTTGAACACGTTGAGCGGCTGCGTATCTGGCGGCTTGGGGACATCCTGAAACTGCGGCATTGGCGGGCGTGGCGTCGGCTGGGACGCGAGCGCGGTGCGCTGGGCGTCCAATCCCTGAATGCGCTTGACGCTCTGATCGGTGATGGCCGAGTGTTCCTTGATAAAGCCCTGCGCGTCCTTGTCGCTCATTGGCTGCGGCGGCGGCGTAGGCGGCGCTTGCGGTTGACCGCCCGGCATCTGCACAGCATCCGGCACAGGGCCGATCTGCCGCGGGTCGATATAGTCTGTTGCGGTATCGGGCATGATTTTCTACACGATACTGGGCAACGCCTTGGCAAAGGCGCTGGTAAAGCTGCCAATCGACGACATGAGGCTGCTATTGTTCGTCATCTGCGCTTTCATCAAATTCTCGTAGATCGACGCTTGCGCGCTATCGACATTGGCCCCGATGTTGAGCGCCTGCAGCGATTGCGACGTGGCCTGCAAACCTTCCTGTGCCATCTGCTGCGCAATTTGGAATGTCAGCGCACCCTTGCTGGTCTGAATATCGTTGAGCGCGGATTGCTCCATGGTCGAGCCGGTCTGGCCGAGCGACGCATATTTAGCCTTGGTGTCGGCGGTCTGCTTCTGGACGATCTGATTGACCACATCGTTCGCACCGCCGGGCAACTGGCCGGTGAGCAACGGCTGGATAAGCGACCCGCCAAGGCTGCTTAGATTTGACGCCTCTCCGGTCGCGGACGCGCCGACTTGGCCGAGTGCGTTAACTTGACCCTGCAGGTTCGATGCGTAGGGCACGTTGTTGCTATTGCCGAGTAGGAGCCCCGCAATACCGCCGCCGATGCCAGCGAGCGCGCCAAGCGACGAACTACTGCCCAACTGACTGAGGATGCCGCCAGCCCCGCCCGACTTGTCGCCACTGCCGCCAGAATCAAGGAACGCCATTGCTCAAATCCCCAACTTGGCCCGCGCCGCCTGATGCTCGCGGTAGTTCTGATCGTGCCACACGTTGTCGATCTCGCCCTGCAGGTTCTGGCCGTTATTGCCCAGCGCCGCATTCATTTCCGTGTGCATGGCTTGGTGCATCTGCTTCCACGTCTGGCCCTGGCCCGGCGCCGGGAATATAGGCCGGACTGCCAGATTTGTCGCCTGCTGTTTATTGATCGCCTGCGCTATCTCGACATGATCCTGAAAATGCGAATAGTCGAACGCCGATTGTGTCTGTTCGGTAGGTGCGGCAGCGATGTTGGCGAGCGTCATTTTTGGGGCTCGTATTGCGTTAACTGGTAGGAGTAATTATTAGACAACCCGGCGCACCCGCACCACCTGTACTACCAGTAAAAGTACTAAACGCGACACCGCCACCGCCCCCACCACCACAAAGGCCGCCCGCGCCTGGAGCTGGCTCAGTAGTGATGCCAACGCCAGGCCCGCCACCACCGCCACCAGCACCGACAGTTGTCCACTCAGTACCTGCGCCACCATTGCCGCCACTAAAGCCAACACCACCGTTGGCGCCACTGAAACCGCCGCCGCCGCCACCACCGTTTGTTCCAGGCGACCCACTCTGACCGCTTCCGCCGCCAGCGCCGCCAGCGCCACCAGGGCCGCTGTTGCCGCCAGCCGCGCCAGAGGTTGTAGTGGCTCTGGTACCAGCAGAGCCGTTATCAGCACCGCCACCACCAGAGCCCCCGGTGGGGCCTGCTGATGCAACTGGCCCTGCGCCACCAGGGCCGCTAGGCCCCGCGGCGGCTCCCCCGCCTGCGCCGCCTTCACTGCCGCCTCCACCAGCTCCACCATCATAAAGTTGCGCGGAACCAGTACCGCCAGTTCCTCCAGCACCTCCGGTTCCTGACGTAGTGCCGCCACCACCGCCGACCGCAACAACTGTAGTAGTGGCAAATGTCGTGTTTCCCCCAGCAGTACCATTGGCATTAGCTGCGCCACCAGGGCCACCAGTACCAATTACAACGGTGATTCCTGTATTTGCAGTAACGACAACTCCTGTGGCTTTTGCATATTCTCCACCACCGCCGCCACCAGCAGAGTTTGATGCGGTCTTACCGCCGCCGCCGCCGCCGCCGCCTCCAATGGCTTCGATAGTGAAGTGTGTACAGCCGGTGGTATTTGTCCACGTTCCAGATGTAGTGAGAACGATTGGGTTCTTATCGCATCCGGTAGCTACAGACATCAGTCTGTCAGCTAATGACGTAAAGCCTGTCAGCAGAAATAACGAAAGGAGAACTAAAGGGACTTTTCTCATGGTGTGTGGTTAGTGGCTGTTCAGCTCCGATGCGACGCAGCGCCAAGTCGTAGCGCCATCGCGTGTGCTGCATACCAATAGATCAACACCGCTTGTCGTAAGGGTCGGTGCGACGCCTCCTGGCCATTTTGTGCCAGTCATCCAGTTGACGGTCTGGCTTCCGCCGTTCGTCAACTCCAAGGTAAATGAACTAACCAAACCGCTTGCGGCCGGGTTGCTCACGGCGAGCGTTACGGTTCCGGTGGACACAGTGCAATAGAAGTAAGACCCGGTGGTAAGATTTATCGTTGCGGTGGAACCATTGCAGCCGGTTAGCGCAGTCGCTGTTTCCTCTGGCTGCAAAAACTTCAAAGTATTGATAGTTTGCAGCGCCGTAAAAGTCTGTGCAGTGCCAAGACCGGCTACTGTATCAGTTCCGGCCATTAGCGTGACTGTGCCGCCCCCGGTCGCTGGGGCTTGGAGGACAGAACTGCCAGACGACGATCCGCTCAAAATGAGATCGCCATTAGCGAATGTCATCGCGGTGCCGTTCGAAGTAACACCGGATACGCAGCCGAATGAGCCAGCGGCGTCGTACTGAATACTGCTCGCCGTCGTCGTGCATGGCGTGCCGCCAAAAGTGGTTGGATTTGTCCAACTCATCACGCCAGCGGTAGTCGCCGTTAGCGCATAGCCGTTCCCGACGGGAGGCGCGACGGGCCAGGTGTAGGTCGCCGCTGCGCTCGCGCTATTGGACGACTTGATCGTGGTGGCGAATGCGCCAGCCGCCGTGTTGGCGAAAGTCAAAGTGCCCTGCGTCGTCTGCTGAATGCCAAGATACAAGGGCAGAGCGGTTACGAAAGTATTGGCCCCCGGAGTTGCGTTGATGCCAACGCCTCCCCCGGTGGAGTTGATGATAATATCATCCCCTGTGGTTGCATTTATGATGAACTGGCTGGAGCCAGCATTTCGCGAAATGTGATCTGCGCCGTCGAGCCAGTAGCCGCCTTGGGAACCAGCGTAGTCCACGGCGGGCATATTGACTGTGCCGACGCCTTGATCTTGCACGCAGCCAGTCGGAGAAGCTCCAAGTGGCACAGCGCAGCCCACATTCGCGAAAATGCCTTGGCCGAAGTATGTACCGCCGTTGAGTGCTCCAGCAGTATTTGGCGTCTGAAGTAGCCAAGCAGAATGCTCAGAGTTGAACGTGGAGTTACCAATATACATTACTAAGGCGCCCCAGTTACGGCAAATACTCGTCGGACAGAGGCTATCTGCGCCGACAGAGAATAACTCCGCCATTGCGCTACCGGGCTGCGGGGCAATTCCGGCTTGGTGGATGAACTGGATGTTCGGATTGTTGTCGAAGGGGTAGGAGCATCTTGTGCTGCAATTAGAATTGGCGATGGTGACTGTCTCAGTCGCTGAACCACTCACAGAGGACGTTACCTTGAGCGAAATGAGAGAATTGAAGTCAAAGACCAACCCACTGGGAATAAAGACTACATAGCCAATGGGATTACCTAGAGCATAGCCGCCAAAAGTATTTGTCCCGTTCGGCCCGCTTGGGACGCCCCCAGCGCAACTTCCTCCATTCAGATTGAATAACAGAGTGTTCTGCGCAATGGCGCAGGCCAGTTTGCCAGCGAGTGTGGTGAGCGTGTCGCCGCCCGTAGCTGGCCCAGTCGTCACGGTGCAACCGGCGCCGTTGCAGTTTCCGCTGCCCATAGTGATCGTTAGCGAAATGATGTCGCCGGTCGTAACGCTCCCACCGAGCGTTAGAGTGAAGCCCGCACTGGGATCATTTGACGTGAACTTAATAGCATCCGCGTTGAACTGCACATTGGTATCGCTCCATATCAGTTGATGTGCGGTAGGATTGCCGGAACCTTGAAAATTTCCAGAGGATGGATGTATGACGGGCCAAAATGGAGCGCCACCGCCGCCGTCTGAGGTGAGCGTTCCTATAGTGTTGGCCCACAAAACAATATCGCCAATGACCGACGTGGCCGGGCCGCTAACGGGATTGGCACCGGGGCCGCCGATGGCCTGTTGCACAAACGCAGTGGACGCCGCCTGATTATTATCAGTGCCACTCGGCGCCGTCGGCACGATGCAGTTCGGGTTCTGCGAACCGCAGCCCTGCGCTGCGGCTACCCCACATGATGCAAACAGAATGAACAACGCGATAACAATTCTCATGGCCCATCCTGTACGGCAATGACCGTGATCGGCGTGGTGCTAGTCGAAGTCGCGGCAAACCACGCGCTTTGCGCCCCCGGCCCGACAATCACCCACGCGGCACCGGGAAAGATCGGGATATTGCCCGGATTGGCACCGGCAGTGAGCGTGGCCCCGTTTGCATCCTTCTGCTGGCAGACGTAGAGCGTGTTCGTCCCACCGACATTTATGAAAATGAGTCGGTTGTTCTGGATGTTTGGGGTAACAACCTGCTGTGGCGTCACGGTGGCCGTGAAGCCAAGCATTCCACCGCTAGACGCACCTACCGGAATAAAATATTCGCTCATCTACTCACCGCTACGGTTCCCGTTTTTCCAGAGTTCGGCAGGCGGAATAATCGCGTTTTCCGCGCCGATGATCGAGCCCATGCGAGGCGTTTCCGGTCGCGGCCCGTCGTAGGCGCACCCGTTCGGCGTCACCTGATCGGCAGTGCCCTTGACGATGTTCGAGAAGAACGGCGGACGGCGTTCGCTGCGATTGATCCTGACATTGTGTGGCATTTCATTTCTCCAACTAAATGTTGTCGTCCCATCCTAGCACCGAGACTATACCGGCATCCACAGTCGCCCAATAGAGACTGGACGATTCCAAGATAAACGAAAACGGCGTAACGAGACGTTGAGTGGTATTAGCAAACCATGTTATCGACACAACGCATGGCGGCGGGTTTGTTTGCGAATCAGCCGCCCCATACTGATTGTTTGGTGCCAACATGGCGCTAATGGCGCTGTTCGCATTAGAGCCGCCGCTAGTCCATAACGCCCCGTAAATCGCCCCGGCCGTGGGCGGCACATAACTCGATACGGAAAAGGAAACCCAAGTTGGCACCGTGAGACTGCCAACCGGGGTCAGTGTCGTTGCGGCAATTGGTAGATTCGGCGTCTGTGTTGCCGAGGTCACAACATATTGAGCGCGGCGGCCATATTGCAGAATGCGTGTTAGATTGGTTGACGCCGCTCCTGTCGATATGGCTCCGACGCGGGCAAAATAGGTGTAACCCGCCGGCAGCGTCGGCGCCGTGGCCGATAGCGACATCAGGCCCGAGATCGTCGATCCGTTATAGATGACGAAAATGTAGTACCACGTCGCCTGCGCAATGCTGCCGGCGTCGAGACCGTTGGCCCCGCTGGTTCCAGTCGAGATCGTAACGCTGACTGACGCCACCCGCGCCGTGCCGCCGCCCGACGTGCCGAGCATGACCTGATCGGCCGTTACCGCGATCTGACTGTCCGGCGTGCCGCCGTTGGTAATCTTGAGATTCTTGAAACCCCCGACGACGGGTTGAATCACCGATGGAGTCGAGGCGTTGAACACCTGAAAGCCGCCCGAGCCGGAATTGAGCGCGCCGTTATAGGCGGCGATGTAGAAATCGTTGGCGATGATGTCGCCGGAATTGGCCTGCAGGCCTGAGGGCATGAACAATTCGACAAACCCCAGCGCTCCTAACTGAATGGTGACGGCACCAGTTGCACTGTGGGCCGCAACAAAGGCCACCGCCTGAAAATTTGCGTAAGATGCCGGCAGATAATAATTCGTGACCGGCGTCAGCGTGATCGCGTTGGTGCCGGTCGCGGTGCAGGGTATTGCGCCCATGCCGCCCACAATCTGGAACATTGTGTCGATGAGCGACGCCGGGTTTGTGGCTGGCGAGCCGGGCAGATTGGCGAAGGTTGTGGGAAAGGTCATGTTCTACCCTGCCAGTGGAGCATCGTTGGCATATAGCATCGTAATCGCAATAATCGAAAAGTCGCTGTTGGTCGAGGACAGCGTTAAACCGAGCAGCAAATCGTAACCCGTCGCGTTGGCGCCGAATATCAAGATATTCGACAGCGAAAAGATAATGATGACCGCCGAGTTGTTGACGAAGTTAATCACCTGATTGGAGTTATTGACAAAGATCAATTGGCCCAATCCGCTCGCGCTCGGCGTGATCGCGGTGCTTGAGCTGGCGCCATCGATCGTGCCAGAGAACGCGGCGCCTGACCCGGAATTGTCTTTGACGATGTAATAGAGCCGGTACATCTTCTTAAAAATTATATATTCCGCCGGCCCCTTGCCGGGGAAAAACTTGGTCTGGTAAATTTTTGGCAATGTCAGCGACGGCGTAGAAAAGCACTGGAACAGATGCGTGCTGTCGGTGCCGTAAATCGTCATCAGAGAATCGAGCTCGCCGGACGCGATCTGCGTCAGGGTTGCATCCTGCGTCGCCGACCACCACCGGAAGCCGTCGCCGCGCGCATTGGTGCGGCCGTCGGTCATGCACATGATGGTGAGAGCGTTGCCCTTGTAATCCAGCGTCTTGAGCAACACCGCATAGACCGAAATGCCGTACACGATGGCGGTGCCGCCAGAGGGGGTGACGGTATTGAAGTCACCGTTGGCAAAAATTCCGTCGAGATCGCCGGACACTTTCTGCACCACGCCGCCGACCAGCAAGAATACGCCCTGCGGGTTGGCAAACATGATGCCCGGCCCGAGGCTGGTATTGAATTGCCGCACCGTGCCGGGCCAGATCGTGCCTTTCTGCGGATCGACGTTGGTGTTGTTGTAGGTGGTGATGCCGCCCGAGGTCTGCGGATTGGAGATCACGCCGACCGAAGAATCGCCCCAATAATACAGAAAGCCGTTGGTCTGCCGTAGCGCCGTAAAGGTAAAACGCAATGACGAATCCTGTTGCGGCGTCGAACCGCCGCCATCGTCGGTATCGAAGTCCGCGCCATTGCCGGGCGCCGATTGCGAAATGATCGACGGAATGCCGCCCGACTCGTTCGGAGTCGTCACCCACGCGCGATTTTGGTAGGTCTCGATGGCGTTGCCGTGGATGCCCGACGGCATAACGGTTGGCGTGATGTCGGTGAGCCAGTTCGGCGCGTTCTGACCGGGCCGGTACAGCGTCGTACCGTCCCAGGCAAAATAGCCGTTCGGATTGGTGGCCTCGGTGACGATGATGATGCCGGCGGCGTTCCACTGCGCCGCGGCGGGCGGATATGTGCCGGAATAAAAATCGCCGGTGTTGGCCGAGATCGTGACCGTGGCCGACGTGTTCGGGTTGACCTGCACCGCCGTCCCGTCGGACAGGAATATCGCAATCTGCTGTACGCCCGCGATATTGAACGGATAGTAATAAACGATGGTTTTGCCGCCCGGCGCGGTATAGAAATTTGCCCCATTGGACGCGAGCGTTCGCATGTTGCCGGCGCCGATCGGCATGTAGTTCTGCAGCCAGGAAAACTCGTTGTCATCGATGGCCGGACGCTGCGCCTGCGTGTTGATGCCGAAGAACTGCTGAATATGCCAAACCAGCGGCGCTTGCTCGCCGGCATCGGGGAAGGGCGGATTGGGCATTTATCCTCCCTCGTACTGGTCGGGCACGCGAGACGAGCCGTCCGACATCTTGCGCGCCCGCGCCATGAATATCTGATACTGCCCGAGCGCCGACGGGTTGGTGTTGAACATGCGCGCGGCGTCGGCGGCGCGCGACGAGTTCATGTAGCACTGATACGCGGCGAAGTACGGCACCGCGTCGCTCCACGGATAGGGGATGGCGTCGGGTGTTGCGTCGCTCGCCAGCGGCACCGGCAGGCAGGTCGCATCGATGTCGAGCGACAATATTTGGCCGGGGATCGGAAACAGGTAGAACGAACCATTGACGCCCTGGCCGAATTGCGACCAGTACGCCGGAAAGTTCATGGCCGAGATCGAATAGACGCGGCAATTGGCCTGGAACCAAGCCCACGGCCGCCAGCGCAGCATCGGCTTATAGACCGATCCCGAGCCCCATTGGCAGGCAATCGAACCAACGCCGATCACACTCTGCACGCCTGAGATCGTGGCGGCCAGCGTGTTGAGCGTCGAGAATTGCACGGCCTCCTGCGTTGCGATGGCGGATGCGCTGTTGTCCACCGTCGCAGTCACCACGGCACCGCCATTGAAGCCGGTCGAATCGGTCACGGTAATAGCCGGTGCGGTGAGCCATCCCCAGCCGCCGCCCGTCAGCGTCACCGATTGCACGATTCCGCCAGAGATTACCGCCGTGCCGAACGCCTGGTTGCCGGTGCCGGTAAAATTGAGTGTGCCGGTCGTGCCTGTATAGCCCGAGCCTCCCGAGCTCAGCGTCAGCGTGGTAATGACGCCGCCCGACAGCAGCGTGCGGACACACTCGCCCTCGCCAGCGACTTGGCTCCGCGCGATATTGACCGCGCTCTGCACCGAGGCGAGCGGGTAGGCTTGCGCGTTCGGATCGTGCAACAGAAATTGCGTCTGTTGGACGTATTGGGATTGCGTCGGCATTATTGGTTGCCTTTTGTTTTCTGCAACCAATCGTCGCGACGGAACACCGATGGCCAAAACTTTCCAAGTTCGTGGCTGGGCGGCATAACCTCCGTCCATCTCTGAAACCAGATCGGCCACGGCCACTTGCCCACCCACAGAAATGCGCCAATGCGAGAAATAGCCAACATACACAACGGCGGCTCTTTGTCGGTGCCCGGATATATTTTGTGGAAATGAATCATGCGGCCTCCTGCAAATCACGACGCCGCCTCGCCATCACGCGGTCGGCCATGAGGTCGCAATAGGTCTCGGTCGAGCCGCGCAGCACAATGCGGTGCTTAAAAAAATGCCAGTGCATGGCGCTGGCGTGGTTGCAGCCCCACCAATACAGATAATCCTCGCTCATGGCGTCGGCCCGCAGCGCAAAATGCCGCGTGCGTGGGGAGATTTCCGCCTGCGCCAGCTCGTGCTTGCTGGTGACGACGTGAATCTCCTGCGGCGTAAAATTGTCCGGCAGGTCGCGGTCCACCGTACCGTCGAATGTCAGGATGCGATCCTTGAGCACGGCAAACGGGTGCAGATGCCAAGCGCGCAATATCGTGTTCTCACCGTCGTCGAAATAAAGCGTGCTCGACACCGCCGACAGACCGTGCGGATAGGTCGATTGCTGGGTGATGCTATGGGCGTGATGCCAAGCCCATTGCAGAAGATCGGCGGATTTCAGGACCGGCGGCGGGTTGCCGAACAACGGCCCCACCGTGCGGGTGCCGCCGCACATGATGAGCTTGGCGCCCATGCGGATACGCCGCTCGGCCGCCGCAAATGCCTCCACCGATAGGATGTGGTCGCCGTTCTGGATAGCGACGATCTCGCCGATTCGGGCATCGTGCAGTGCCTCGCGGTGGGCGTTCGAGAATGCGCCATGGTAATTGTTCCGGTCTCTGACCGGCGGCGACCGAACCTCGACCTTGAGACCGTCGAACAGCGCGGCAAAACTCGGATCATCGGTGTGCAGCAACAATCGCGCCGGCAGTGAGCGACGCGATAGCGCCTCGCGCCACGACGGCCAGCAAAATTCCGCAAACCGCTTGCGGTATTGCTCGCCCCAACACGGCAGCGCGATCAGCCAGCCATCAGGCATCCAGCGGCTCCAAATTGACGAGGCTCGATTCTCGCAGCATGTGCGCGATCAAACCGTCGCCATAGACCTTGACCGACAGTTCGTGTTGGTGATCGTGGTACATCGCCATAAACTCGCGAGCTTGGTGCAACAACTGCGGCGTCGTGGTGAACGTCGCGCCCATGTAATTGACCTGAATCGGCGATGGCCGATCCTGCATGTACGGATAGGCGTGCTCGAAGCCTCCCGCATAGGACGAATCGAAGCCGAACATATGCAGTTCGCGATAGCCCATGATGTGCGAGATCGCGATGGCGCGGAGTGTCACCGACGAGCCGCCACCCACCATCGGCTCGCCGTCGTGGAGTTGCGGCAGATCGTCGAACGGATGCCAGATATAGGCCTTGCAGCCGTCGAGCGCGTCGAACACCGACGGGTCGCAGGTCGAAGCCACCAGAAAGAACGTGCCGGGGTGAGGGCCCTTGTAAAACCGCGCTTGATCGGCGCCGGGGTCGAAAATAACGCAGTATTCCGGCACGACGTCGTGATCGATAAGCCAGCCATAGGCCGAGCCGCAGGCAATGACGATCTCGAATTTGCGGATGGTCTCGACCTGATCGGCGGCACTTGGGCCGCCGGACACCAGCGCGGCTCGGCCGAACCGCCCGAGCTGGCATTCCGGCAGGTCGATAAACCGCGGCAGACCTCGTGCCTTCGACGATTCCGCGTTGAGAATGCGTTGCTCGGCCGGCACCGCAATCGGCAACTCAAACCGCGCAATCGGGATTTCCTGCATGGCTCTATCACGGCCACGCAAGCCCCGCGGGCCGCTCCCTATCTGATCAAATGGGTTGCACCCACGACGTGTCGGTGATGCCACCGACGGTGATAGTGACGACTGCGGTAGTGGTCCCCAATCCCGTACCGCCGGCGACGACAAAGCCGTTCGGCACCGCCTGCAGTCCAAACCCGGCATCGGCCACCACCGCATTGACGGACGTGATCTTGCCGCCGGACGTGGTAACGCCAGTGATCCACCCCGCCTGCGGCGCGGTCAGTGCCGTATCGGCGATCGGACCGGCCACGTTGGACGCGCGCGTGCCGCCGACGATGGTGGGCGCGACAATGATCAGGAACGGCTGCGCATTGCCGTAGCCCGCTCCCGACAACCCGGAATTCGGCGAGAAGCCCGTCACCACGAAATTCATGACCGCAGTGGCCGCCAGACCGGAGCCGGGGAAGCCAGACGCCACCGATGGGGTGAGCGTCGGAACCGCCGTAACCGCGGTGCCGACGTTGGTGGGGTAGAGCGCGGTCACAGTACCGGAACCGGCCAGCGTAGCGTTGACCGTAAGCACACCGCCGGTGCCGACTGCATCGCGGGGGTCATTGACCAGTGTGATAGCCGGCGCCGTGACATAACCCGCACCCTGGTTGGTGACCGTGACGGCGTTGATCGCACCGGCCGAGATCGTGCAATAGCCGGTGGCTTGCACGCCGCCGGTCGGCGGGGCGTCGAACACGAGGTTCGGTGGATAGAGATAACCAGAGCCGCCTGCCGTAATAGCGACGGTCGAATTGATCGCACCGCCGGTCACGGCCTGCCAAGTCGAGGCGCCGGCCGATGCCGCCACGGTGATGCCGTTGGCCGCGGCGCCGATGCCGTTGGTGTAGAGTGAGCCGGCGTTGGTGATCAGCGCGCCGATGGCACAACCGGTGAGGTTGGCAAGGCGATAGTTACCGCCGTCGGAATTGATCGGCACCGGCAACAGCGCCGTATCGGCGCCGATGGTGCGGTAAATTCCGGTCACCGGGTCGTACCATTGGATCGACGTGTATGGCCCTGGCGTGATCAGCCAAGTGTTGGCCGGCAATTGCCAGAATTCGCCGGCCTGCAGCGTCACCGCGTTGGACCCGCGCGACGGATTGAATTGCTGCCACGGCACGACTGATTCGTTCGGCAGCGGGCCGCCGAGCGCGCCGGTCAGATTGAACGGGATACCTCCGCCGCCGATGCGAGGGATGGCCATGTTAGAACGCCCCTCCGGTAATGCCACTCAAACGCATCTGAGCGGCTGGTTTTGAGCAGATCACGTTGAACGCTACAATTAAGACTCCGATGTTGGCGATCTGCAGGTTTGGAATCGCGCTGTAGAAGCCCGAGAACGCAAACGGCGCGTCCTCGCTCATGTAGAGCGCCAGATAGCGCGAGTTGAGCAGGTACGCCGTGCCCTTGGGGCAAAACGGGTCCATGAAGATCGGCGTGGTGCCGAGCATCAGACCACGGAAGCCCGCATTGATCAGGTCATCGCGACCGTATTTGGAGCCGGGCGTGGTGTAGAACGTCTCCGCGTTCATGAAATCCTGCATCAGCGTGGTCCAATCGCCGGGATTCATGACCGCAAAATCGGGTGCCTCGCCGCCGCCGCCGAGCGTGGCCTTGTAGGTCGGATTCGACGCGCCAGCGGTCGCCGTGCCGGCCGACGCCTGGATCAGGTAGCGCAGGAACGCCTGCCGGGTCAGGATAGCGCCGGCCGTGCCGAGCGTGACGAGCTGGCCCTGCCAGAACGATTGCCCGGCTGCGGTGCGCGACAGGCCGCCGTAAGTCGTAACGTTGGTGCCGTCGTCGGTGGCCTCGTAGAGATTGTCCAATTGCTGCTGGCCTGGAATGAGCTGGTTGTTCTGGCTGGCGAGCAATGAGGCCGAGATCGATTGCACGGCAACAGTCTTGGCGTCGGCCATGCGGGCTTTCAGGATCGGCACCACGACTTCCGACGACTGGATCAGCGCCTCCATTCCCATGAACGGGATCGGGGTCACGCCGAGCTTGAGGTTGAATTCGGCGTTCTGCGCTGCGGTCAGAACCTGCGGCTGCGGAAACACGCCGGAATAATCCGACCACGAGAATTGGACGTAGCTCGCGCCCTGCACCGGGATGGTGACCTGAGAGACACCGCCGCGGGCACGCTGCGCATTGCGCAGCAGCAGCGACAATAGCGGGGTCGCCTTGTATATCTGGACTACGAGCCTGGGAATGAAAGCACGTCGTGTCAGGGCTGAAAGTTCAGACCCGACAGCGCCTGCCGGAACTATGCCGACCCCTAATTGCGTAATTTCTGCCTCCTATGGCCCCACGTTGGCGAAGTCACTTCGCCGCCGCTTGCTCCTGAAAAAACTTCAATGCCTCCTGCTCCGCGAACGCATCCTCGTCCTCGAACAGGAGTTTGGTGTTGGCTTCCTCGGTCTTGTGGCCGAATCCCCACGACGTGCCGGCAAACGACGACGGCTGCTGCGGCTTGGGCGGCGGATTGAGTTTTTCATAATAGGCGGCGGCGGCGTGCGGATCGGCGATCGAGCGATCGACCATCAGCTTTTTGATCTTGTCGATGCCGTCGTCGGAATAGCCGCCGTTTGAGCGCAGGTCGTCGAAGGCGGCGGCGAGCTTGCCATCTTCGGAGGCCGTTTTCTGAGCCGTGAGGAAAGTATCAAGCTTGTCGCCGATGGCCTTGATCTCGTCGTGAATTGGCGCCTCAAGATCATCGGTGATCACCACTTCGGGGTGGAGCTTCTTGATCTCGCGCTCGACCGCCCGTTTGGTTTTCGGGCTTGTGGTCAAGCTGTTCAAAAGCTGCTGGCTCTTGCGCAGCGTGTCGAGTTCGGCGTCGTCGATCTCGGCCATCACTTCGACCCTACGCTCTCAACGTGTTTGATCGTCATTTCCGGCGCCGACGGCGACGCCTCGCCCTTGGGCAGCGCGGTGGCGCGGGCGCCGAAGCCCATGTGGTCCATCGGCACTTTGACGATCTGCGGGTCGGACTCGATGATTCGGTTGTAGGTCGGGCCGGGAAACTGAGCCATGGTGATCTCCTGTTAAGCTGCCGCGGGCTGTTGCTGCGGGGGCGCCGGTGGCTGGCCGCCGCCTGAGCGCATGACCGCCTGCATCATGCCGGATTGCTGAGCTTGGGATTGCAGGCCGCGAAGTGCCTGCTGCTGAATGCCCGGCACTTCGGCCGAGGGCGGCACGACCTTGCTGATCTTGCCGATGGCGTCATAGACGCCCTTGTATTCGTCGGAGCCTGGATTGAGGTTTGGCAGTTCGGCGATTAGAAGTTTCAACGCCTCCCGCACCCGCGCGAGCGCGTTGGCGTTTGTCCCCGGTGAGCCGGTTGGAACACCAACCGGCGAGGCCCCCATCGGGGGCTGTCCGGCAGAAGCGGAAGGCGTTGGTTCAGGCAACGGATTGCTCCGCTGCCGGGAGGGCAACGGTGTCGGTTACTTCCGACGACCGCGCTTGTGCTTCCGGCGTCTTGCCATTTCGTTCTCTCCTTGTTGAAGGGCTGCGCCGCTGGGATCGAAATTACCGCAGCGCAGGAGTTCACGCGACGCGCGAAATTACGCCTGCATCGTTTTGAAAGTCAAGGCTTCTTCTTGCCCTTGCCACCGCCGAGCAACAGTTCGGGATGCTGCGCCACGAGTTTGGCCTGCATTTCGGCCTTGGCCTTGGCCTTCAAAATCAGCATGTCCTCATGCGGCGGGTGCGTCAGCATGATCGTGTCCTCGTCGTCGATAACGCCCAGTCTTTTCAAGGCGACGGCGAGGTTTCGGGTGTCCTCTTGGAAGGCCGGCGACGAGGTATGGCTGTCGATGGTCAGGCGGTTGTCGTCGGGCAGTTGCGCGAGAATAAACTGCTGTTTTTTCTCGGTCTCCATCACTTCGGCTTCCTTGGCCTGCAACAACTTGAGCGCAAATTCGCCGAGCTCCACCGCCTGCCGCTCGACCAATAGCGCGCGATCGCGCATTCGCGGCGAGGAATTGCGCGCCAAGGTCTGCGCCTGCGCCTGCGAGCGCACGCCCTGCTCGCCCTGACCCATCAGCACGGGCGTAAACCCGGCAACGTCGTCAAAGTATTGGATGGTGGCGTTAATGCGTTCGACGAGGATTTCCTGCGGCACGTCGGGCGATAGGTTTTCAATCTTGGCGTTGGGATTGTCCTCGGTGATCTTGCCGCCTGGCCGGCGCAGTGCATTGTATTTTTCCTCGGTGACGCCGGTAAATCCGATCAGAGCGCGGGGCGGATCGGCTTTAAGCGCAGTGACTTCCTGCAGTTTCCTCAGTTGCGAGTTTAACAAGTCCTGCAGCTTATAGACCTGCGCCACCTCGCTCATGCCCCAGAAATAGCCGTCCACTTCGTTGGGAGAAACTTTGGTATAGGGGTGCTCTCCTTTGACGCCGGACAGGTTGCGACGCTTGATGTCGCCCTCGATCACGATGTCCTCGACCATCCGGATGGTCGTGTAGTCCTGCCGCTCGTCGTCCACGACCCACAATTCATCGAGGCGCACGAGGCGCCGCGCCACATCGGGCGACAGCATCGGCTTTGGCACCGACGAAAAATTGACCATGGCCTGGCCGCCGGATTGCGTGGTCGAGACCGGCCCGGTGCCGCCGACCACGATCTGCATTAGGTAATCGTCCTGCTGCGGTGGGTTTTCGTCGGCGCGGCTTTTGAGGGTCTTTTCGACCTCGGCCATGATCTGCCGGCGCTCAGGGTGATCGGCAATGGTGCGGCGGAACGCCGCTGGCGTCATGTAGGTGGTCTCGACAAAGGCATCCTGACGGTCGAGATCGGCGATGTCCTCACGCAACACGCCAAACTGCTCGGGCTGCACGATCCACGGTTCTAGCCCGTCGTGGCCCCACAATTGCTTGACCAGCGCGGCACCCTTGACCAGCCCCCAAGTGACGGCCGTGGACAGCGCCATATCGACGTTGCAGCGGTGAAATTCGCGGTTGAGGTAGCGGGCACCGGCCGCAAGCAAATCGTGATCTTCGGCCTTTAGCGACAGGTCGCCTTCGAGCGCGTAGCGGACATCGGTGGGAGAGAACAGGAACGAGGATAGCCGGTCAATATGGCTATACGTCCGGTTATAAACTGCTTGGGCGCCGTCCGACGTACCGGCGTAGAAATACGCCATCCACAAGCGGTTGAGATCGGTGCGGGCTTCGCGGCTGGCGAAGCATTCGCCGATCAGGTCTTTCGCCCAGCCGCCGATATTCCGGCGTGGTAAGCGCATGGTGCCTCAAAAGGCAAATCATACTGCATCGCGTGACACAGCAATGGGTTGCTTAAATCAGTTGAGGTAAAATATCAACTATCCGCGAGCGATGACGTGGATCGGCGTTTTAAGCTGCCCGCGCTTCCCCGCGTCGTGCAGTAGCTTCATGGGGTTTAGATTTTCCGCGTTGGCGGTCGCGGTCGAAGCCTTGGCGGCGGACAGCAACTCCGCGGCCGGAATATTCGCCAACGGCGTCTGGCCGCCGCTCCAAAACGATTTGGCCATTTCGGCCTGCACGGGTGTCAGCGGCGGCGCGCCCGTTGTCTGTTGGGCGTGTTCGGACACCTGGCGGATTTCCGCGTCGATCTGCGCTCCGGTCGCGGGCGCAGACGGCATCGCGGCAATATCCCCCTCGCGCTGATGGTCGTTGATGTTGGACAGCCCAAAATCCTTCTCAAGAATCTGCTGCGTCACGTCCATGGCGCGGGATTTGTTGCCGATGATCGAAAAAGACTGTGGACGCCACTCTAAAACAGTGCAGCACCGAGGACATTCCGGCGCCGGATCATTCATGCCTTGGGTGACCTCAAATTCGAGGCCGCAATCGTCGCAGGCAAACGTGCGAATCACCGGCATCATCCAACTCCGTGTTGCTGCTCGAACGAGATTTGCAGCCGCGACCCGATGGCCTCTCTGATAGCGGCCGCTATTACTTCGGCTTCCTTGCGCGACGGAATAGGCCAGAATTGGCATGTGATGATATGCTGACCGGCACCGGGATAACCTGCCGGCACGATCCTGATGTCGAGCGACACCGAGACTTGGCTATCCTTCGGGGTGTCCCATTGTGGAACTATTAGTTCGCGGTTGGTGTTGTTCATAGCGGAGGATTGCCCATGTGTTTTTCGTTAGCGTGGATTGAACAGCTCTTGGTGTGGCTGGTCATTGTTTGCGCCATCATCGCCATTCTGCGGCTATTGCTGCCGTGGGTCGCCGCACAGATCGGCGGCATCATCCCTGCGGTTATCAACATCGTGCTGTGGGCGGTGATCGCCATTTTTGTGATCTATTTCTGCTTTGCGCTCATGTCGTGCTTGGCGGGACCGGGCCTGCCATTGTTTCCGCATCGCGGTTTCTAGGAATCCCTGGCGGGATATGGCCGCTGCGGTCGTTGGCATCGTCGTAGTATCCGGCACGCTCCAGGCAATCGGCATAGTCGGCCAGCAAATCAGATAGCGCGCCGCGGCCGCGATCGGTGATCTGCGTCGCTTTCGGCGGAAACACGTTGCCCACGGAACGCAGATAGCCGCCGGTCACCAATATGCCGAGTGTTCTGCGGCGCGTGGTATGCGGGAGCGCGTCGAACGGCACGATCTTGCCGTCCATGTGTTCGATCAGCACCTCGCGCAACCCGACAACAAACGGCTCGTATTTTGACAGCATCGTTATTCCTCACGAGTACGGCACGTCGCATTTTGCACAGAGCGGCAGATGCGCGATGTTCTTGGCGTTGAACGCCGCGACGGTTGACTGGTACGCTTCGCCGCCGCGCATTTCGGCGAGCGATTGCGTCATGATGTTGCCGATTGCCATGACGCCTTCGGAATCGCGGCACGCGCACGCCGACACCTTGCCGTCGTCATAGACCACGACGTAATCGGTGAGCCACGGGCACATGTGCAGCGTCATGGTCTCAAAGCCCGGCCGCAGCGATTTGCCGTCGTTGACGAGGCCGGCGAAGTTGTCGGGGTAGGTGAGGCTGATGCGCTCACGGCAGATGCCTAACGATTGGATAAATTGCATAGTCCGGGCCTCGTCAGCTTGCGAATAGACGACGCCGCGCACGGTAATATCGCGCTCGCGGTCGAACGCCGCAAAGGTCCAATTGAGCTCACGCAGCTTGGCGGCGGTTTTCTCGAAGTCGGCGCCGACATAGATGCGCTCGTAGCTTTCCTTGTCGTACCCCGAAAACGAGCATTGGATCGTCAGTTGCCCGGTCGTCGCCGCCGTCGCCAATTCTCGGATGATGCGCGGCGATAGCGGCGTGCAGTTGGTGTTGATATGGGCATCGAGAGACGCCGAGATCGCGCGGTTGATGAAGGGAATGGCCTTCGGCGCCAGCAGTGGCTCGCCCTGTGCGGCGGTGAGTGCCAGCCGCCCGATGCCATGCTCGCGCATTTGCTCGATCACGCGGTCAAACACTTCGTCGCTCATGAATCCGGTATTGCGCGACCACGCTTCGTATCCGCACATGACGCATTGCAGATTGCAGCGCCGGGAGATTTGCGCGAATACGGTGGTGGGCATCATCGCTTTCGCTCGTCCTCTAAGTCGAGCAGATCGTTTAGCGCGTTGTGGAATGCGTTGCGCGCGTCGATATTTTTTCTCCACATTGGCGCGTTCTCTTGCCGACGTTGGTTATTCTCTGCCATCCATACAAGAACGTCCTCGAAACTTAACCGCATCTCTATTGCTAGACGACCGATCCGTTGCTCGTCGTCAGGCGTGACCACGGCAACAAATTCCTCAATGTCCACCGTTGCCGGTCTGGCCATGTCACACTCCGATCGGCTGCGGCACCGGCTGGCGTTTGATGTCCTCGACCAGTTGCGCCCTCAGAAACTCCAAGTGCGCGCGGTGCCATGCGATCATGTGGGGGATGCCGGTGTCGAAGGACACGCGCGGCGTCCAACCGAGATCGCGTTCTGCGGCTTGGCTGTCGAGCCAGTAGCGGGCGTCGGTGCCGCGGCGTCCGCTTTCGTCGTGGAACAGTTGCGTCTCATGGATGCCTAACGCCTTGGCGATCATGCAGACGACCTCGCGCGTTTTGACCGGCACGCGCGGGGAGAGATTATAGATGCGGCCGAGCGGCGCCTGCGACGCGACCGACGCGATACCGGCCGCCATATCGGACACGTGCATATACGATTTCTCGCCTTGGCCGCAGCCGTACAGCGGCATTTGCTTGCCGATAAGGCCGTACATGATTGCCTTGGGCACGATGCGAAACAATTGCTGCCCCTCGCCGTAGGTGTTTGACGGTCGCACGATGTTCATGGGGAACATCGTCCGGGCGTGATAGGCGATGAGGAAGTGATCAAACGCGGCTTTGGACGCGGCGTAGGGCGATGTCGGCCGCAGCAGGTCGGATTCGCGGGCCGGCGTATCGACCGAGCCGTAAACCTCGCCGGACGAAATCTGCACGAATCGTCGCAGCCACGGCGCGTTGCCGTGAAGCTGCTCGACCAGCCGGACCAGCGCCGTGCAATTGGTGTCGAAGTATTTGCTTGGGTTTTGAAACGACGCGCCGGACTCGCCTTCGGCGGCGAAGTTGATAAGGACCGTTGGCTTTTCGGAGCGCAGCAGCGCCATGAGTTCGTCGGTCTTGCGGATGTCCTGCACCGCAAAAATGCACTGATCGCGCCTGCCGATATTGAGCCGCCAGTTCCAGGCGGGACCGTGGCGGCCGACGCCGACGACGCGGGTGGCGATGTTGCGGTCGAGTAGATGCAACGCGGTGTGTTGCGCAAAGCAGCAGCCGGTGCCGAGAATAGCAAAGGTGGTCATGACTTTTGCACCACCGCTAAGTCAACATCTTGGCTGATGATCCCCACTTCATTATTTTTGCCCGATCTGTCCATCGCGCCTAGCACATTGCTATGCAACATATAGCGTTGTTCCTCAGTCCAATCGGGCGGGCAACGCAGCACGAGTATATCGCCGGGACCAAAAAACAATTTTACTTGATGCAAAGCGGTATCTCGATTGAAAGCCAAGCGCCAATCCGTAAAATTGATATGCAGCATGTAACTCGTTCGTACGATGGTGATTATCAAGCATATATCCAAAATCATATGACCAACCCCGCATCCTTCCACGCCGCATCGACCTGCCGCGACTCGCGCTCGCCGTTCTTGCGATTGAAAAAACTGCCGATGATGTTGGCGACCAGCGTGGCCTGCGGGTTCTTGTCGCCCTCGGTCTCGACCTTGTTGCAAATCTCGTAGGTCAGGCCCTCAAGCATCATGCGCGAGCGCACCCAATCGACGTATGCCTTGTTGGCGAGGCCGAGCGCAAAGGTGCGGTCGTCGCGGTTCTTGCCGGACGCGCCGATCTCAAAACCTTCCTGCACCACCTTTTCCATTTCCCAAAGGAGCTGCAGCGAATTGACCCGCAGGATGCCGAGCGCATAGTTGTCGCGCAACTGGTTCATCATCGGCGGCTTGGTGTTCTGGTTGGTCTGAAAATTATAAACGTAATTCCCGGCCATCGAATCCGGCCGCTTATAGAGATACCAGCGCACCGACTCGAATATCTCCTGCATTCCGGCCGAGGTCGCCTGCGCCTGCAGGTAGCCGAAGTCCATGAGCTGCTTGAGATGCCGCAGCGCCGGCATCAGGGCTGCCCCCGGCCCCTGCAGCTCGGCGTTGATGATGACGTTCTTGTAGGCGCCAGCCAGGTGCGCCATGACCCAGGCGAGCTGATAGGTCTCGGGGATCGACGTGGCGTACTCGGCGACCTGCACGATACGATCGCCGTAGCAGCGCACGATCTCGATGGCGTGGTTATCGTTGTCGGAGCGCCCGTAGGCCGGATCGACGCCCATGGCGTACTGGCCGAGCGGATGCGGCTGTTCCCAGATGCGCAGCTCGGCCTCGTGCGGCCGGGACACCTGCTCGATCTCGGTGGCCAGAAAATTCTCGCCCATATGGTAGCGGTAGCCGAGGAAGCCGCGTTTTTCGTCCTTGATTTTCTTGATGTCGTCGGCGACGCGGCGCAGCGGAAAGAACGAGTGGCCGGACAGAATGAACGCCTGCTCGGGCGTCCACGGAAAATTCTGATTCATCAAATCTTCGTTGGACAGTTGCGTGGTGCGATACCAGCGGTGCCACGCGATCTGGCCGGGCTTGATCTTGTAGTGAAACCGCGTCTCGACTTCCTGGCACAGCCGGATTTCCTCATCATCCATCTGGCCGTCCCAATAGTGCGCGTATTCGGCGCTGTCGGACGCAAACGAATAATCCTCCTTCATGTACCAGCCGATGAAAAACGCTTTCTGCGTCATCGGGTCGTCGATGGCTTCCTTCCACAGATCGTACCAGTGGTTATAGCCGTGGGCGGTGCTTTCCCAGATGTAGAGTCTGTGAGGATGCTTTTGAGCAAGTGACGCCTTAAGTGACGCAATTCCCTCATCCGACGCCCAGCTTCCGACTTCGGTTGCGTGGAGGAAATTAATTGCGCGCGATTGGCCGAGCGTTGTATTGCCCCGCTTCGTACCGGCGACCAAGTAATCGAGACAAGAGCCGTTATTGAGTTCCAGCAAATTTCTATTGTGTCTACGTATGCCGACGCGGAGACCTTTGGGAAGGCTTTCGATGTATTGCTCGATGAGGACACGAAACTTCTCCCTGTTCGGTTCGGTGTCGGTGACCAGCGCGCCCTGAATCTTGTCGTGCACCGACAGCCAGAACACGTCGATCGCCAGCGAGATCGTCGAAATCCCGAGCTGCCGCGCCTTCAAGTTCTTGAAGTCGTGGATGCCGTTGTCGAGCCCGGTGCAGATTTCCTCAAGAAAGCGCCGCTGCCCGCCGTACAAAATCTGCGACAGCGCCGTCCGCTGATTGCCGACCAACTCCTTGGAACTGATCGACATGTAGGTGATGAATTCCAGAAACACGGGAAGCCAACGCTGATTGGTCTCGCCGTCGATCTTCGGCAGCGACGGGTCGCGCCGCAGCGGAATTCGCTTAATAGGCAAGCGCATCGGGAACCGCCTCCACCTCGCCGGCCCATTTGTGGCCCGCAGTTCCGCATGACTTGACCTGCCCACCGAGCAGATAATCGGCCCGCTTCCACCCCTCGGCGCCACAGTTGCACCGCGTCATCCAGACGATCCGCCCACGGTTGTCGCGGCGCTTGAGTTCCAGCACCGTCAGGTTGCCAAAAATCCTGCCAGCAAGGTTTCCGCGGCGACCTCGCACTGTGTCCTCCATGCAACACTACGCTAGTTTGTAGGCAACATGTAGGTAACTGTCAAGCCCTTTGGGGCGGGGGCGAGGGGTGGCGCCGACTCTATCGATCGTCCGTCCCATCGGTTTCCGTGGATCGAGGCCAGGCGCGGTCTAGCTCACCCACCACATGAGCAGACGATGCCAATCCGTTGATATGACTCCATAACCACTCAGATGTTCCATAATGGGTGTTATGCGAACGGATGCGTAAGTGATTGATATTGCGATACAATCCACAACTCCGCAGCTCGGCCGTCTGCATCAAACACCCGCGTTCCCGGTCTGATCAGGGGTCATAACGGCCGGTGATGGGCTATAACCACTGACGATGCGGGGGTGGACTAGCGTTCGGGCCATCTGTTGTCCGGCTAGTCCTGACGCTGGTGGCTTCGAATCACATGGAGTGCTGAGCCGCGCGCGAGTAGAGGTATGCGTTGCTGCCGTGTCAATAGCGCCGCTAAGCATTTGATATTGTGTGTGTTTAAAGAACTGAATCCGAGTTCAAGGAATGAATCTCGGTTCACTCTGGCGCTTGCTCCGCTGGCTTATCGAACAATCCGTGCATCAGCTTCGATAACCGCTGCAGCATGGTTTGGCGGTGCGCGTCGGTGAAAACAGCTTCCTCGCGCTGGTCGTCGGCTTGCTTCCTGCCCCAAATAATCGCGCCCTGGTGCTGCTTTACGCGGGTATCGCACCACTCCACGATGCTCGCCACTGTCGGCGGGAACTCACGAGCTCGAGCAAGGCCGATTCGTGGGTCGCAGCATTCCTGCACCACGCCGAGCGGATAGTCCGACAGCGCCGCGGCGAGCGATGCTGCCCAGCCGTCGGGATCGGGCGGGCGCGCGTGCGGCCACGAACCGGCGAGCCGCTTGGCGGCTTTAAGAGCCTCTTGGGGTGATGTCGCGCATTGGAGGGCCAGCGCCGCGTTCTTCGCTCTCTGCTCGATCAATAAGTCGGTCGAAGGCCGCCATGGTTGAATTTTCTGCGCCATGTCCGTTGCTCCCTGATGAGGTCTCGCGTGGCCGTAAAAATCCGTGGAATGTCGCATCCCAATCGACGCGCATGATGCCCTTCGACTTGGCCCAATTGCGCATGTCCTCGGCTTTGCGCTCGACGAATGATCGTGTTCCCTTAGCGTAATGCGCCTCGTTGGGAATCCAATCCTCAGAAAGTTTGGTTTTTCGAGCTGGTGTGGCTCTTTCTTTCTTACTATCCTTATTTTTCTTAATGTTATCAGACTCTAAGGAAGTAGTAAGAGAGAGAGCCGCCGCGTCCGCGTGACTCCGCGTGACATCATGTGACTCCGCGTGACGGCGGCGACGCTGCCTCGCGGCATCCTTTGCCCGACGCGCCTGCACTCGCTCGATCTCGACCGCTTGTTCGGCCTCGATCGCAGCAAGAATAGCGTCCACCGAAGCCCCGGCGGCCGCTAACGCGCGTAAGACGGAAATGTCGATCATGTGCCCCCTTCACGGGCAAAAAAGTGGCCGGGTGCCTGGTGAGGCAGGCAGGCGGGGATCAGTCCGCTCGCCCGGCTTGTGTGCCTTTTATCACACTATACGCGACGTTCAAGTGACCGCAAGCCATACCCGTGGTGCACCGTCCTCCCAAAACCACAACGGGTTGGGCGGGCACGCAAACGGCAGGTCGCGCCAGCACGGGTTCATGCCGCCGGCGCGTTAAAGCAAATCGCGCAATGCGCGGGGCAATACGGCCGGCCGATCTCGGTGACCGCGCCGCAGTAGAGCGTCTCGGCAGCGATCGCGTCGCCCGCGATGTAGCGGCAGGTGTTGTCGGCGAGGTCGAAGATCGTGATGCCGGGGCCGGACGGCACCGCAGCGGCCATGCGGAGCGCGTAGCGGCGCCCGAGCGTCGGCTGGGCCGATAGTGCAGCCGCGCGCTTGCGGCGCATCCACGCCACGCGGCGGGCCGTTGCGGCACCAGGGTCCGCGGCCTTGCGCTCCCAGCTTGTCGTCATGCCCATGCGGTGCAGTTTTCCGATGATCGAGCTGCGGGTGCGGCCGAGACTTAAACCAATTTGTGAGGCCGAACTACCGTCCAGTGCCATTTGCTTCAAAGTCGATAATTCTGTGGTTTGCCAAGGTGTTACGTCTGACATTTAAGAACCCATGTTAACAGTGTGATCTAACGCACTGATTCGCGCTCGAAAGGTTCGAGTTCGGCCATGACCGCCTCGACATGCGGCCGGCCAGCGCCGGTCTGCGGCGGCCCTTTCTTCTCCCAATGCAAGATGGTGGTGCGCGCGACGCCGAAGCGTTTGCCAAACTGCTCCGGGCTTTCGCCGAGGCTCATGCGAAGATTGTGGATGCGCTGGGCGGTGATCGGTTCGGCCGACATGGCGTAACAATGCCCACAAAAATCTTGCTTGTCAACTATTGACAGGCCGCCGCTCCTGTGAGACAACAATTGACATGACGCACGACATCAACGGCGACTGGCGCTTGGCGGTGATTGTCCTGATGATCTTCGCCGTCACGATCGGGATTCTTGCGTGGAGGCATTACCATGGGAAATAAACCTATTACTCCGACGGATGTGATGTTCTTTTGTTATTTTTTCCTACTGTGTATGGCCGTCGGCCTCCTCGGTGGCTGGATCGCTCACTTAACGGGGTGGCTATGACACCGTTCGCTGAGGGGTATTCCAGCGGCTACCGCGACGAGCCGCTATCGAGCAACCCTTACCTCAAGGGGCTGAACGGCGACGCCGCGCTGCCATGGGCCATGGAGTGGATCAGGGGCTATTTGGAAGGCGCGCGGGTGGGCCGCGACGATGTGGTGGAAAAGCGCAGGAGTGCCTGCCGATGACGCTGACTGCATCCCAACTGAAAGCCCGCGAGGGCAAGCTGACCGCTTCCCGCGTCGCCTGCCTGATGGTCGGAGATGCCGAGAAAATCATGCGGCTGTACCGCGAGCTGATCGGTGACGAAGTCCCCGAGGACTTGTCGCACGTTTGGCCGGTGCGACTCGGCGAAGCCACGGAACAACTCAATCTCGACTGGTACGAGCAAAACGGCTCCTGCGTCAGTCGGCGCGGTGAATTTGCGATCCACCCGCAATATCCATGGGCTGGCGCGACTCTCGACGGCTGGGATGATGTTCTAAAATGCCCGATCGAGTGCAAGCATGTCGGCGGTCGCGAGCCATTAGAGGTCGTCATTGACCGCTATCAGCCGCAGATGCAGTGGCAGATGGAAGTTACCGGCGCCACGCAATGCGCGCTATCGGTCATCATGGGCGCCAACGCTCCGCTCGTCGAATATATCGAACGCGACGAGCTTTACGCCGCCGAAATGCTCCGTCGCGGCCAGCAATTCATGAACTGCGTTGCCGAGCGCCGCGAGCCTGTCGCGCTTGATGCCGTGCCGTCACCCGTCGTGGCCGACGCCACCTATGACATGGGCGGCAACAACAGTTGGGGCCACGCCTCGGGCGTTTGGCTTGAGACTTTCCGCGCCAAGAACACCAACATCGAAGCCGAAAAAATCCTCAAATCGCTTGTGCCGCCCGACGCCAAAAAATGTTTCGGCTACGGTACACAAATTACTCGCAACCGCGCTGGTGCGCTTTCTCTAAGGGAGTTTCAACCATGAGCGTTCCGGCCAGGACCACCGCCGCGCCAAGCGGCGACATCATGGAAAAATTGCTAATCGGCGGCGATCTGTCCAAACTCGCGCCCTCCGATCGCCTCAAGTATTACAACGCGGTTTGCGATAGCCTTGGGCTCAATCCGCTGACGCAGCCGTTTGCCTACATCACGCTTAACGGCAAGCTGCAGCTCTACGCGCTCCGCGCTTGTACCGATCAGCTACGCAAGATCAACGCAGTGTCACTTGCCATTCTGTCGCGCGACGTGGCCGATGGCATTCTGACCATGCATGTTCGCGCCACACTGCCCGATGGCCGCAGCGACGAGGACTTGGGCGCCGTGGCATTCCCCGAAACGCTCAAGGGCGAAGCCCGCGCCAATGCCGAACTCAAGGCCATCACCAAGGCGAAGCGGCGCGCCACGCTGTCGATCTGCGGGCTCGGCTGGCTTGACGAAACGGAGATTGCCGACATCCCGGCGAGCGCCAAGCGCCCCGCGCCGCCCGCGCCCAACGTCATGATCCCACACAATTCCGAAACTGGCGAGATCATTGAATCCGAATCTGCAGCCGAGCCGGTATCGCGTCCGGCCGCAGACGCCGCCCCCGCCGATCACTCAGCCCTCCCAAACGCCCCGGCGGGGGCGGTGACTACCGAGCCGACAATTGAGGAAGTCGCCACATACGATCGCGAATTGGCCGAGGCGGCAAAACTCGGCAGCGATCAACTGAAATCCACCTGGGACAACGTGCCGCGTCGTGTTCGGCCGACACTCAAATCGGCACTCGATCGGCGCCACAAGCCCGCGGCGGCTGAGGCTGACAAGCAGGCGGTCACGACAGGTTAGCAGGGAGAATCCGATGGTCGAATTTACTCAATACGTTCTGCCACACGGCAGGCGCCGCGAGGAATCAATCGAGCGCCCGGCAGAGATCGAGGCCGTCGCCGACCGCTTCATCAAGGCAGGCGGCCGTTATGAATGCGAAGTGCTGACAACCGGGCACGTCAGCCTTACCGCCGTCAAGGAAGTCGATGGCGAGCAGCAGGACGTTGAAATCATCGTCTGCGATAACGATCCGCACATTCCCGAAAGGGTTGATGAACTCGTGCGCCGTTCTGCGGCTCACTGCTGACAACAAGTTAACCGCCAATCGCGCGCCTCGGCAATCAGGGGCAGGACAACGAAAATGATAAATCATCCACATCGTAGCAAAAAAGCGAAGGCCAAAGCGAAGCCAAAAAAGGCGGTGGCAAAACCTGAGCCGGTCGCGACCGCCGAGACGGTGACTTGCGTCAAGGGCTTTGATCAAAACCTGCGCTGCCGCGATTTTCAGTTCGAGGTTGGCAAGACCTACGAACATTCCGGCGCAGTCAAAATCTGTGCCAGCGGCTTCCATGCGTGCGAGTACCCGCTTGACGTGCTCGGCTATTATCCACCGGCAACGAGCCGATATGCAGTTGTCGAGCAGTCCGGCCAACTAGCCCGCCATGACGACGATACGAAGGTCGTTTCCGCGCGGATCGAGATTAAGGCTGAGATTGCCCTAACATCCTTGATCGAGCGCGCCGTCAAATGGGTCTTTGATCGCGCGAAACCTGAGGGCGAGCACGCGACCGGCGTCAGTGGCGCGGCATCGGCGACCGGCGTCAGTGGCGCGGCATCGGCGACCGGCGACAGGGGCGCGGCATCGGCGACCGGCTACAGTGGCGCGGCATCGGCGACCGGCGACAGTGGCGCGGCATCGGCGACCGGCGACAGTGGCGCGGCATCGGCGACCGGCGTCAGTGGCGCGGCATCGGCGACCGGCGTCAGTGGCGCGGC